TTACTGTATAGTCTAGTGGACGTTTAGACTTTTCCCCAAGTAGAAGGTCTATGATAGGCTTAATGATAGGGTAATTCCTAAGCTTAGATGGGAAGTGACTTCTAGTCTTGCCATAAGGCTTAAGAACATAGTTGTAGTCTTCCTCATCTATAACCCCATTATAATAGTCATATAGAGATTTAAGGTAACTGCGTCGTTCACTTATACCAAACTTTGATAGGTTAATGAATGCGTCTACACAGTTCTCTCTCCACTCTTTATTCTTCTGATTAAGAGGGATCCTTTGCTTTGGAATTGATGCTTGTCCGAACATTAATACAAAATTAGTTTTGTTTTACAGTAGCCTAGAAAATTCTAGTGTTTTATCAATACTATTATTAATATGACACTACCTATAAACCTTATCAAACCACTCATTACTTGAGTTATCGGAGTCATTATAACTTAACTCCTTGTTATAAAGCTCTCTAGTATGATACATCCCAACCATGAGTGCCATAACACGGTCAAAGTTACCTTTCCTATTAAACTTAATCAACTCCTGTAAAAGAGCAGGGTCATAAATTTTCTGCAAGTTAAGGGTTATTTCCCCATCTTCGTTCTGTCCCCTGCCACTAATTAGCCAATCTCGTATATAAAGTTCCCCCTGAGCTTTTCTTTGCTCAGTCATGTGCATACCATACTGCCTTTTTACGTTCTTAGATCGTAACTCTCTCTTATCTAACATCTCGAATTCCTCTTGCAGTAAGTGTAGCTTTCTAAATCTTTTAGCATAAGCTATTACTTCTCCTCGGTCATTCTCGAATCCTATCTTAGCATTGTAGTATTCTGCTAGCATGAATAGATTTCTATTATACTCATCCTGAGTTGCAGGCCTACCTATATATGAGGCTACTATAATATCGTCTGGTTTAGATAGATTATTAGGTACTTTTATAACATAGGCTGCTCCTAACGACATAGAGCTAGCTGCTTTTCCCTGTGCATACGGGTCATGGCAAATGATATACAGATTCTTTGGGATTATATCTTCTTGAGTTTTAAATGGGGCCTCATAGATTACTACTGCTCCAGTTAAATCGTCATCTGGTCTATGTGGGAACTTATATATAGGTCTAACACTAGAGTTAGGGGCAAAGTCTGCTTTTCCTTTAGTATTATAGTACATCTCCCCAGCTACCCCTATCTTATGTAAGTCACTAGCTATCACTCTATTGTACTGTTCTTTTAGAGAACTAACGTCGAATGTATTAGCTGTTACTTGAAGTGTTGCTTCTTGTGGGGTAAATGGATGTTCAGCTATATACTGATCATATGACTTTGGGTCATTACCCTTCCTCTTCTTCTCCCTTTGTGTCTCTTCATAATCCATAGCTTCGTTAGATAAGCTATTTCCCTCACTATCCATAAAACCATCTAAGTTTTTATAGATAGGAACGAAGAATCCACAGCTAGTTCCCATAGCCCCAGCATCCCACTCGTTATCAAATGCTAAACAGTCATAAGCTTCAGGATGGTAGAACAGTTCTTCCAATCCCTCAAATCCAGGACCTTCTTCTCCACCAGTTCCAAAGGCAATCATAGTTCCCAGTGTCTTAGAACCCTGCCTCATTGTAGGCATAGCTACCTCCCAAGCTTTTAGCAAACCTGAAAATGAACCTGCTTCTTCAAAGAATATCAATTCTCCTGCTTTACCACGTATCTTATCTGGGTCATCTTTAAGAGATACCCCTATTATCTGTGATTTAAACCCTAGGGTTACGTCAGCTCCGTTTACATTCTTCTTATATCCAGATTGCTTATGCATCTCCCTGTCTATAAGTCTAGGTTGACTCCAAGCTGTGTTATCATCTACAAAAGAGACAATATCCCAAGCCTTAGATAGCATACCATCTCCAGTTAGATACTGTTTATCTGATGCAAATACGAAGTTCTTACTATTCCTTATATGAAAGTAGTTCCTACATAGCATAGCTGCGGCCTTGTAAGAGAAACCTTTACGTCTAGCCTTTAGAACAACCATGTGTTTATTCTCTTTTCTAGCCCTATCTACAGATGAAAAGTACTCATAATCCCCATCGTAGAAGGCTGGAAAACTCCTATCTCTTCGTGAAATTATCTCTCCATTTGGCTGTTCTTCATCAATAATTCTATCGATAGGACAGTAATTAAGATAAAAATAATGAAACCCTGAGATCTTAATTCCGTTTACCTCATAACCATGAAGACATTTAAACTGTTCCTTATCCCAATAATCGTAGTATTGCTTTGTCCCAGGGAGTGCGTCAGTATAGTACCCATACTCAATATAGTGCTCCGCAGCCTTGGAAAACAAATGGGTATTTTTTAGCATTATTCACTGTATTTGTTGGTCTTAACCCCTGCTCTATTAGGATTATCTTTAGCCTGTTGCTTCTGTACTAGCTCTTCTAGTCTATCTAGTCCTTCGATTACCTCCCCAATCTTAGATAAGTTAGCAACTAAGTCTTTGGCTTGGTAGAGAAGCTTACCATTCTCATCCATAGCTGTAAGGTCAATATCTTTGAAATACTTCTCTAGCTTATTAACTGCAGATCTAGCTGATTTTAGAAGTTTAATTGCATGAGTCTCTGACAATTCCCTGTACTTCTGCAACCCTGCATGTAAGTTAGGGGTTGACTTGACTTTTAGCTCTTCTAGTAGCTTATCTCTTCTCTCAGTTTCATCATAAGCTGCATAACTAGACCTATGATCTGCAAAAAAGTAGATAAATGCTAACTCTTTAGTAGTTAACTTCTCGAATTCTGTGATAGTCAGGGCATAAGCTGACGGGATAACTACATTATTGTTTACTGTTAGCAAGTCTTTCATTTTTCCGTCTAGTTTTCTCGTTTAGATGGGCTATTCTCTCTGATTTAGCTGAGAATGCCCCAAAATATGGGAGTCTGATTGTAGCAAAGTCTCCCTTTTTCATGATATTGACTACATACTTGAATTGATAGTAGACAATCTCCTCAACTTTCTGTAAAGGAAGGTTATACTTAGTAGCTAACTTTTGTATAATTACTTTTTCCTTACTCATTTCTTAAGATTAATCGGTTTTCCCGACTTACCAATAACAATAGATGGCCATCTTGATGGATCATCTGGACATCTTGCTGTTTGCCAGCTAGCCTTATCCTCAATATAACAGCCACACAATCCACATTGTTTGGTTTTCTTAATTAAATGAGGGCAATTGTGACAGATATCTACTCTTTCTGTATACTGCTCTGTAGTTACTGATGGCATTCCAGCTGCAATGTACTCTGCTGATGCTTTAGCAAAGTTTGCAACCATTTTAAGGAATGATGGGGGTTTCTGACTCATACTTCTTCTAGTTTAATTTCTACTAATTCTGTTAAATGTAATCCTTCTACGTCCCCATAACCATTCTGTATCACCATTAAAGAGTAATACCCTATGTAAAAGAAGGTAAGTACTTTAGTTGGGGGAACGAATACAGGTGTCATATTGGGAGAATATGTATTTCAACTGGTTCTTTCTTTAGAATCTTAGCTAACTCATATCCATTCTTAGTTTGCGTGATAGCTCCCTTATCTTTGAGTCTTTTCACGTAATTATTAAGAGTGTTGTGGTCCTTAATCCCTAGAACTTCAGATACTTTTCTCTTATTAGCAGGAGAACATAGATTAACCGTCTCACTAGAGTTAATGAATTCAGCAAGAACTTTAAGTTCAGTATCTGTCAGTTCTAGTATCCCGTTAAATATCTGGAGAAACTTCTGGGTCGTATCCGTCTTGATAACTATTCTCCTTATTTTCTGTTGGTTCTTCATTTGTAATTTGGATTTTAGCTCTGCCTTCTACTATTTTAATCTTGCATCTTTTAGAGTAACTGTTAAACTCCTCAACATGCTCATCGATATTCTCTCTAGTTATTAGAAAAGAGAGAAAAACCTCTAATTCTTTGGCAGCTTTTACGATATCCTCTGTTGCTTTACTCCCTGATTCTGCTTGTCTACGAAGGGCTTCAAAGTCAGCTAGGGAAATTGTTACTGTCCCTACCATTCTTTTACTTGTTAATTACCCCAAGAAGCATGAATTCGTTGACCATTACATACTGAGTTCCTTCAACATCGATAATTACTCCTTCCGTGTGCGGGTGCACGTATACGGTGTCTCCTTCTTTAACCTGCTTGCATTCAGGACCAACTTTTACAGCTTGGAGAATATTAGACTTTAGCGAGTTAGCAGCTTCATCTGATAGAAGAATACCACTGTCTGTTACTTTCTTATTTGGAATCGGGAGCACTACCCAATCTCTTGTAGGATTAAAGTTCATGTTACATTTGGTTTTATGCAAATATACTAAGAACCTTTATATAATCAATAGCGTTATTAAAAAACAGCAAAATAAAGTGTAGTTGCTACTAAGCCTCCTACCCCAATAGTTAGTATGGTGTTTTTTATCTTCAATCCTCTAACTTGCTTATTAAGCTTTATCATCTCATTCTCGTTATCCGTCTTAATCTTCTTATCAATTGCTAGTTTATTTTCATAAGCAGTTTGAAGTATTTCCACATTAGTAGCTTGTACTCCAGTTATTTTGTAGTAATAGTCTAGCTTCTCTTTCTGAAGATTGTATAGTCTCTCTAACCTGGTAGCGGTATCGTACCAGTACATCATAGAGTTAAAGTTCAGATTAATTAAGTTCGTTTGGTATGTCGATAGTACGGGAAAAGAATCCTGCTTTGAGGAGTGAATCGGAAACTTTGAGTACTTCTGCGAGTTTGCGGTTAGCACCACGAGCATCAGTATTAAGGATATTATAAACCTCTTGACGATAGTATTCATTGACAATGGGTTGTTTATTAATTATTGTATCTGATAGAAGATCTAATGAGTCGATCTTATCGTATAAGGAGTCAATCTTGATTGAGTTCTCCATCATCTCATGCATCAAACTATCATTTATCTCTTCTAGTCTATCTTTAATAGGATCTTCTTTTTCTTTATTACAAGTGCCTATAGTAGTTATCATTGCTATTAATAATAGTATAGCTGATAATATCTGGATTACTTTTATGGTTAAGCTTTTTTCCATCTGGTTATATGTAAATTTCTAGATAATGGACGAACTTTTCTATATACTCCGTCCCCTGTTCTTGAATCTCTAGTACCTCTATCGTTAGTATTTCCTTCTACAGTTCTAACTGAGTACTTTCCTACTAACTCTACAATTCCCGTGTGCCCGATACCTTTGTATCTAGCCTTGTTATTCTTATCCCCATAACTTAGTGTCATAACTAACACGTCGTTTGGAGAGTAAGATTGTACAAACTTGCCATTTGTAAAGATTACATCTTTTCTATTATAGGCTGTAGGTGACCATCCAGTTATTGTATGTGGTACATTGCATTCGTCAAGTACCCCCATAACAAAGAAGGAGCACCAGGCATAACCTGGTCTCCATCCTTGTTTTTCCATCAGTTTACGAAAGTAAGGGTCTGTAAATCCTTTATTATTTCCACCTTTCTCGACTATTCCAATGAACGATCCTGCAGTTAATTTCACGCAGTAGCCGTCATTACTAACCAAAGAATTAGTAGGAAGGATAGTAAAAACCCAAAGTAAACAAATAAGTATAACTTTATTTTTTGCCATGATGTTAGTTCCATTCCTGCAAGGTGCTTCATCTCTTTTGAGTAAAAGTCCTTTTGCAGGTTCCTAAAGTTAAATCTAATTCCTAGGAATACGACAAAGTTAGCAAAAATTAGTATAACAGCAGCAAGCATTACCAGTTGTAAATACTCTGTAGAAATGAGTGGGGTATCCCCAAAGTATTCAAAGCTGAATTTGCCTAATAGTAAGAATAAGAGTACTGACAGTGGAACTGACCATACTCCATCAAACAACTGTAGTTTATAGATAAGTTTCTTTAACATACTATTTTACAATTAGGATACTTGACTCATTATTGTTTGGGTTCTCGTCAATTATTCCGTTTACTTGAGTAATTTTAATGCGGAAAGTATTTGGCAATGTTCCCCAAGATGTGGAATAAAATACTGAACCCATTGTTCTACTTTGTCCAGGCTTATAAACCTCAGTTCTAGTCCAAGTAGTTGCAGGTTTACCATCAAATCCAGCTGTAGCTTTTAAATTAAGGATATCAACACTACCTGTATTTGTAAAAGTGTAGTTAACTCTTACTCTTGTTGCATCTAAGAACTCATAACTATTGATTTTAATTCCAAGATCAACCCCCTGAGTAGGAGCAGGTGGAAGTGTAACATTGATAGATGTCATTGCTACATTGTCATTCTCATTAGTTTCTTGAACAAAGTTATTAGGATCTACGGTAAGAGCAAACTGACATACTCCACTAGCAGTATTTGAGATTGTATGAGGAATAGTAGTTGAAGCTGAACTTTGATTAGCAAGAATTGTCAAATTACCGCTATAAAAGTTAAGGGTTCCACCAGTTGTATTTTTAAATGCTACTGTAATAGGAACTACTGTATCTACTGTTACTGGCTTATCTGCAATTACTGAACAAACTACACTAATTATAGTTCCTTGCTGAGCTGTGGCAGGAGTAGAAATTGTACCATAATAATTATGTGTTGGACCAGGAGTTGGTTCTCCAGGGTCTGTTCCACTTGCTTGGGTAACAGCAGCAAACATATCAATAACCCCATACCCAAGTTCTGTTGACCACCCATCTGCATTATACAAATACCCACCTGTTTTTCTAGATGAATTCTTAAGAATATCTCTTACTTGCGTTTCAGTAAGTTCTGGATTCTTTATAAGAACAGCTGCAGCAACTGCTGCCATTGCAGGACAAGAAGCAGAAGTTCCCGAAAACCCTCTATAAGATTCTGCACCATATCCAGCAGCACCTGTTCTATCTACTGTAAGAAGTGACACTCCAGGAGCAGCAGCAAAAAGCTTTGGACCATAGTTACTAAATGAAGCGCGAGTGTTTGCAGATGTAGATGCACCAACGGCCATTACTGATGGATATGCAGCTGGATTTTGAGTAAAACTAGGATTGTTTTGATTACCACTTGAGGCAAAGATTGGAATGCCCTTACCATTTCTAGCTACAGTTTTAGCTGTATTTAGAGCATTTGCAAAAATTGGATAATTACTTGTTCCACCCCATGACATAGATATTGCATAACACTTTGGATTTGCAATAGCTTTATTAATAGCTCTACTAACTATAGTATCTGAAGTTTGAAAACTTCCACCACTATTTGAATTATATCCTATGTGTAGAAACTGTACTTTGACTTTATTATTACCTAATGAAAGAACTCCAGTATCATTATTGCATACTGCAGCAATTACACCAGTGCAGCAGGTGCCATGTTTTTCGTAGTCTGATATAGGATTTACATCTGCTGCATCTGTTACACAGTTCCATGATAAAGAACTTAGTGCTCCTTGCAAGTCCTCGTGACCTGTTTCACAAGCGATATCAAGTACAGCAACTTCTCCACTACCATCTGTTGGTAAAAGAGACCAAGCTTCAGATGCTTTCATATTTGGAAGATGCCAATGTGCAGTATATGCTTGTTCAGCCGTTACATTCATTGGTACAATATAATCAGGTTCTACACTAAGAAATAAACCTGTTGCCATGATACTTCCATAGAATGAATCAAATGGAACAAAATCTGGAACTTCTACAAAAAAAGTATTTGTAACATCAAATGAATCTATTACTACTATGTTATTAGTATCAAGATAGTTTTTTGCTGAAGTATAGTCTTTTCCAATTAAAATTGCAAGACCAGTAGAAATCTGATCTAATGCTGCATCTACTTGATTGCTCTGAGATACTTTAGCAGTGTCAGGAGTTACTGGGGTATCGTCTTTAAAGACAATAATGCCAAAAGGTTCGTGAACAGCAACCACATTAGGTTTGTTCTTGTTTTTTTCAAAGGATGCCTTATCCTTAAATTTTACTGAATTTATTTTCATGGTATTTGATTATAAGACTTTATAATATTGTAAGATACTTCCTGCAAGTGAGATAAATGATCCACCTGCTGCAGTACATGTATGTCTTACTTGAAAAGTTCCGCTAGCTGTAAATGTAGCAAATCCTTCAACAACATAATTAGTTATTAGAAAACCTGTACTAGTCGCCCAGCTAGGTCCTACAGTTGCTCCAGATGTAGCATTATATTGGCTAGAAGCATATGGATTACCTCCATTTAATACACTACTTGTTGAAAATGCATATCCAAAAAATCCAAATGCAGATGTAGTAGGCCCATTAAATCCATATGCTCCAGCTCTACCTGCAGCACTTATTCTTCCAACAGCTTCTAGTTTAAACCAATATGTTCCAATAGCTGCAGAAAAAGATAAACCTGTTACATCCTCCATAGTACTGGCTACAGCATTTGAATTAGTCACATCGGCAGATAACACAACTGTAGTCCAAGGTACAGTCGTTGTTTGTACTCCATATTCTGTAGCCTGTTTAACTCCACCGTTCAAACTAATAACTGAAAATCCATTTCCTTCTTGATATTCTATTTTTTCTCCAGGCTGAATACTTGCTGAGAATAGTTCATAGACAGTTCCATTGTCATTAAATAATATTGTAGGAGTTACAGCAGCTGTGTCAGCATTATAGATACTTAAGTAATCTACAACTCTTTGATTAGATGCAGATGGAGAAGATACTAATGTTACTGAAGTAGTATTATTAGTATTAGTTACAGTTCTAAGTGGAGTTATTGAAGAAGAAGTTGTATTTCTATACCCCACAAAACATTGTGCTTGTGCAGTAGTAACTGTCCCACTTAGTTTTACTTGTAAAGTATCTGTAGTTTGAGTTAATATAAGCATTTTATGTTATCTGTGTAAAATGAATCATTGATCCTTTTTTAACTGTCATTGTTCCAGTAAGCTCATGTCCAGCTCCTAGTCTAAACATTCCATTACTTGTAGCCTTAAACATTCCTTCAATTCTTGCACAATTTTCTGTAGTAAATGGTGAAGTTGCACTTGTAGCATTACCTACATAAGCAACATTATTTAAATAGTTTACAATATAGCTACTTGTTGTTGCACCAATTATTCCCATTATTGAGTATTCAGCTGTTTGCAAATTTTCTAGAGCTACCCCAATTCTAGCTCCAATTGTTGTAGCATTTATGTCGTATATTACATTACATGTTACTGCATACCATTTTTGAGCTATTATAGGGAATTCTAAGCCTGGAATTGTAAGTTGAGATACGAATGTTGTTCCACTAGTAGTTACATTGACATCTTGAGGTAAATAAATTGTGCTTCTATTAAGATTAGACGGAACTGTATCATTAATTTTATATGCTACTTGACCTCCAGCACTATTTATAACTTTAAATCCTTTACCATCATGATACTCTATCTTATCTCCTATATTAAGTCTTGTTTTAAATAGGATATATGTAGTGCTATTATCATTAAATCTAATAGTAACATCGTTTTGGGATGTATCTATATTTTGGATAGATATAAAATCTACAATTCTTTGTGTTAATGACCCTGGAGCTTGTACTATATCTACAGCTGTAGTGTTATTAGTATTTACTACTCTACTTCCTGGGGTAATTGTAGTAGATGTTGTGTCCCTAAATGAAACATAGCATTGCATTTGATTAGCAGCAACACTTTGTGATAGTATTACTTGTACAGTATCTGTAGTATTTGTAAGTATTATCATTAGTCTAAAGTAAGTAAAGCTGATTCTACATAACATCTTCCATTACCATCTGCGTCTTCCAGATGATATATATTCCCCTCTATTAACCATACAGTGTAGGTTATTCCATTTAATACTATAGTGTCTCCTATATTCATTAGTTTAATCTTTGATAGTATATTAAAGATCCTGCTCTAACTGTTACTGAGGCACCTGATACGCTAGTTGCGACTCTACCAATAACATTCCCAGAAGCAGACACTGTTATGATACCCTCCATTGTAGCTGCTGAAGTTAAAGCTCCTGATACTACACTTGATCCTCCTAAAGCAGCATCGTAATCTTTAGATGTGAAAAAAGATATACCAGCACTAACGTGTATAGTTCTCATATATGCTAAGTATGTTTTAGTAGGTCCATTTATAGATGGTACAATTCCTCTAGTAGCACTAGCCATAGTATAAAACAAAGAAAATTTAAACCAGTATGTTTCTCCTGCTGTTACTGGAAATTGTAATCCTGTTATGTTTGAGTATGCTGTAGCACTTGTTACTACGTTAGAAGATATTGATACTGTACTTATTGCTTTTGAGATAGCATTAACTCCTTGATTATCTCCAACTTTCAAAGATCCATCACTTGTTAGTGATCTAAATCCATGTCCTTCTTGGAATTCTAATTTTTCTCCTGGATTCAGTATAGTGTCTATTAACTCATAGGTTACAGAACTACTATTTATATATACACTTACCACTGCAGTAGCAGTATCTGCATTGTAAATACTAAGATAATCTACAATTTTTTGAGACAAAGATGCTGGGGCAGATAGTAGAGTAACTGGAGTGGTGCCATTAGTATTTGTTACTGCCCTATTAGGGGTAATTGTACTAGAGGTAGTATCTCTATAGGATACATAACACCTAAGTTGATTAGTAGTTATAGCTCCTCCTAGGACTACCTGTAATGAATCTGTTGTATTACTAAGTATTATCATATCTTAAGGAATGCTATTCTTTGTACTTGGTTAAAAGTTAATCCTCCTCCTGCACTTACAGCATTATCTACGTAAGCTGTGGTTGCTAATTTAGTGCTATTATCGTTAGCAGTGGCAGTTGGGGCAGTAGGAGTTCCGCTTAAAGCAGGGGAATTAGCAAAAACTAATGCTCCTGTTCCAGTCTCATCAGTGATTAGTGAGATTAAATTTGCAGATGACGGAGTTGCTGCAAAAGTATCAAATCCACTAGCTCTAGTTACTCCTGCCCAAGATGTTAAATCAGCATCTATTGGTTGATAAGTTGAAGCAGCTGCTGAAGTTGTTAAATATGTATTAGTATCTAGAGTAAATGTATTAGCTCCAGTCATTTTTACAAATGAAGTAGAGGCATAAGTTAAAGTTGATAAGTTAGTAAGATTAGAACTAGATGCTTGTGCCCCAATAGTGTTATATGAGATAGTAATTGCTGCGGATCCGTTAAATGTAGTTCCAGAAGCATTTCCACTACCAGAGTCATTTATTGTTAAAGCATTGGTAGTAGTACCACCACCTCCTCCTCCAGAGTTAGCATCTACATAAGTTTTAACTGCTTTTTGAGACGGAACTATTAAATCACTATTAGCTGACAGTGTGCCATCAGTGCTAAGTGGAATTCCTTTTGTATATCCTTGTGCCATTATAGATATATTTCCTTATAATTTAAAGTTACATTAGCACTAACTGCTGTAGTACTAGATACAGGTGTTATCCATAAAGATATTCCTCTTTCTGCAGTTGGTACAGATCCATTAGTTTCATCTATAGGATATCCATTTGCTATTGATTCGGGAATTTTAGTTACGGTTATTTCCCCACTAGCTGCAAATCCAGCTAAAGCTACTATTTTACTTGAAACTGTAGTAGTTGTACTGACTGTTGTATTAATTTCCAATATAGAATTTGGATTTATAGAAGTGCTAGTAGATGGTATAGCTTCCATAGCCCTTAATTCCCAGTATAGTGGTACACTCCCAGTGTTGATAATCTTAAGAGATTTTAAGATTACCTTCATAAAAGCATATGTTGTTGGAGATGTAGTTGGTAATTTTAGTGCAAATACTCTTCTAAAAGCTCCAGCTGCTAAACTTCCAGTAGATAAAGAAGTAGAAAAATCATATTGAATAGGGGTACTTTTACTGCCATCATCTTCTATTGTAGCACTCATTGAGTATACTTCAAGTACATCTCCAGCACTAGTTACAGTATTTTGATTAGTAAATACGTATGGATTAAAATTAGATATCCAGTTTTGAACACCTGATACTACGTTTCCAGTTTTTCCTATATACTCAGAGTATATTGGTATTTCCTCCCCATCTATAACAAATCCATAAGTTATCTTTGTTAACCTCCCAGTATTTGCTTTTACAAAAAAAATCTGAGCTTTAGTAAAATCAATAGTTAATCCGCTTGGTCCTGTACCATCTAATTTATCATCCCAACTTGATCTATTTACTGTGTTTGTACTAGTTCCCCCAAAGGTTGTACTATATGTTCTGAGGGCATACCCAGTGGAATTTGCTAAAAGTAAGTATCCCCCATTAAATACAGAGTCAAAAGATTCTCCACCAAATCCTACACCAGTAAGTTCAGTGCTTGTTAGTAAAGAGGTGTTTAAGAATTTAAAACTTATATATCCTTTAAATGTATACCCTACTTTTAGATTTGATGGATTTGCAGATGTTATTGTTATTATATTAACTCCAGTAGTAGCTGTAGTTTTACTAAATATTGCAGACCTATTTGTAGAATTGTATGTAATTGTAGGTCTAATTGCTGATCCTATATTGAGTTTTATTTTAGGGTCATTGGTTATACCATATGGAAAGTCTATAAATGTTTTTTGAGAAACTTCTGATACTCTAACCCTAGAAAAAGAATCTAAAGTTGTACTATCTGTAAATGATATGTCCCTTGCAATAGTATTTAAAGGCATTATCTTATTTCTTTAAACTTTATTATAGCTCTACAATTAAATGTTCCCCCTGCAATAGACGTTGCTCTTAAAGTTAACTGCCCTAAATCTCTGTTAACTCCAGCAGCAGTTAGAGTTATTGGGTATCTAGACGATATAGCTCCATCAAAAGATGATTTACTTTGATTAGAGCTTGTTGCATATCCTGAATCAATAACTATTGGGGATCCAGATAGTGTTCCTCCAGTTAAATATTCTGTTCCTGAGTATGTACTATTTATATCTGTAGCTGTAGCACTAGTTAGCGTCTGCCCTATTACTAATTCCCAAAATACTGTATTTGTACCTGATCCAGTTATTATAAGATCTATTCCTGTAGGGATAATTTTTATCCTATTAGTTAAAGAATTAAAAGTAGTTTTTGGTCGAATGGATAACATATGAGTAGCTGATGTAGTTACTGATACATCAGTAGTATTTGCAATTGCAAAGTCATACCCAAATAACGCTGCAGAATCAATTCCTCCTTCGCTTACTACTGCTGAGCAAATAAATCTCATTGTAGTAGATACTGTACCTGTACAAGTCATTCCAACTCTAACTGGTAGATTAGCAGTTTGAATGTAAGGATGAGCTACTAAATTGGCATGTACAAATTCATGACAATAAATTATCTGTCCCCCAATATCAAAACCAACTCTAACTCTCCCTACATATAATGCTTGAAAATCTATTACTAAAATCTGAGTACTTGAATTATCTAAAGTTACTCCGCTAGTTCCAGTTCCATCTAACTTATCTAAATTCCATGAAGATTGAACTACTGTTTGGTCTCCATTAGATGTATCAGAGTAAATAACAAATTGTTTAGTAGTTCCATTTAGTTGGTATTCAATTCCATTATTTCCATCTGACAGTCCTGCAAACTTTAATGTGTTAGCTACGCCAGCTACCATATTAAAAGTAATAAAAACAAGTTGAGACTTACTAGGTTGATAAGGAATGAATTCATAACTCTGCATGTACGCTTGTCCCCCAGTTGGGGTAGAGCTAAAGGTCATCAATCCATTTCTATTAGTAGTATCATGAGTTACAGTCGCCCCTGTTCCGCTTGCTATCTGTTCAAATAACAATGGATTTAGATTGTATGTAAACTGTGATGAGAACGCAGTGACAGGTTGTGATATTCTTAGTCTGCTAAATGCATCTAAGTTAGGACCATCTTTAATTGATACCCCGCTATCTACTATTGTGTATGATGAATATCCTTGTGCCATAGTTTATTAGCTTATTTCTGATCCAACTGCAGTGAATGATAAGTTAGCAGTAGACGAATAGATACGTATTTTATCCGTAGCCCCCAAAGTTAACCCAATTGTTGCAATAAACGTATCGTTTTGTCCAATGATCAAATCGTAGTAGATATAATCCTTGTTAGCTGTAGCCACCCCAGCCACTGAAGCTGAGATTCTAAACGTAGCCGTAGCTGACGATGAACGATTGCAAATAGTTATTGAACTAACTACTGCTTGTGTAGCAGCAGGGACAGTATATAGATCTGTCTCTGTAGTTGCTGATGGGGCTGATTGCCCTAGTACTTTATAAGTTGTTGCCATTTAATTTTATTTTTTACGCCCCCATTAACATGAATACTGAATCTAATCCTACTCCTCCGCTTCCTCCAGTTGCACTAATTGTAACTCCTCCTACTCCATCATCAACTATATCGATGCCAGTACCTTCCTTTAAGTCTAAGATACTTTGAGAACCATTACCAACAGTATTTGTACGCAAAGTTAACCCACTTGCAGAGAATGTTACTGCTTGCCATGCACTAGCTCCTGTGTTATAAGATAGTACTTGCCCATTTGTTGGACTAGCTGCGCTTACATCAGTTAAACTATCTAAGGTTGTTGGGATGGTTGGGGTTCCAGTTAAATCTGCATAGTCTCCGCTTGTTGCTACTGCTGCAAGTGTTGTATACCCTAGTTGTCCAGTAGAATTGTCAGTAAGAGTTAATACATCTCCACTAGTAACAGTAGCAGTAGTTGGTATTTGTATAAATATATCAGTATCATTAATAAAAATAGAAGATGCTACTCCTCCATATGTATTCTCTACTGATAGTTTTACCCCTGGGGGATTAGCACCACCATTTTGTATGGAGTTAGCATATATTTTAGATACATATGTTCCAATTAAAGCGCCAGGAATACTAGGATCATCTGAAAGGTAGGCAGAACTAGTTATTGAATATACTCCCCCCACATCCTCAAATGCTCTAGATGTCTGTAATAATGAACTTTCTACTCTAGTAAATGCTAAAGAATCATTCCCAGTTTCAAAAAGTCCAAATCCTCCACTAGAATCATATGATGCTGCTAACTTAAAATCTAATGAGCTTGTAGTTAAGTCTAAATATGTATAGCTAGTATCATCATCTACTAATTTTAATCCTATTCTTTTTCCAGAAAAATCAGGTACTCCGTTATATCCAGGATTCCAGAAATATGGGGTATCTACTCCTGAAGATAAATAGAATTCTATTGCTGGAGTAGTTCCAGCAGTTTTTGATAAAAATGATAATGCTGCTCCATTTTCAAGTGACGTAGGAATATCTAGTTTTGTGCTAAGTAATACTAAACTTGCATTTGTACCTCCGCTTGTACTAGCTTCTAAAAGTACAGATGATGAGCCAATTAAATATGGATTTGTAGCAAACTCTGAGTCTATTTTTAGTAGACCAGATCCGTCACTACTAGCTGCTACTTTAGCACTAGTCTGTGAATTAATTTCGAAGTCATCATTAGTATTAATTGTAAGTGTATCTAAAGATGTAATAGTTGTAGGATTAACTATTTTAGATCCAGATCCAAATTTTGTTACTGTAAATGATTCACTATTTAATATGTAATCTAATGAGAATACCCCAGATCTAAATTTAGTTACTTTACCAGTACTATCAACCCCTAATACAGATGGGGGAGGAACAGCACTTCTAACTTGTGTAATCATTTCTACCCTCACTGCTCCTGGTGTATATCCCGCACCTGCAGTATTAATTTGAACCGCAAATAAGTATCCATCACCTAGTTCTACTACACCAGTAGCTTGAGTGCCTGATGCTGGAGGAGCTATTGTTACAGTAGTTATAGCAAAAACTCTAGAACTTGCACTTGATATTTCAATATAATCTATCTCTCCTGTACTAGTTAATCTTGCAGTCCCTATTACGCCTACTACACCAAAAGTTACTGCAGGAGCAGTAACATATCCAGATCCTCTATTTGTAAGTCTAACTCTTTCTACTCTGTATAAAAATTGACCGCTTAATTGTGCAGTAGTTGTACTTGTTCCTGCTTCATCAATTACAACAAAAGAAACTGTATCTCCATATGTTATAGTTTTTGGGGACGTAGAAAAAGAAATTGTTGGGGCTACACTAGTTATTGCTCCTGTTACACTATTTACTCCTACAGCAAAAGTGTTATTTGCATTTTGTTCGGCATAAGCTGGAAGTGTCACTATTCCACTATCCCCAAGTCTAAATCCTTCATACTCTTGACCTCTAGCAGTTCCAAAGAATTCAGTATTCATTCTAGTACTGATGCTAAACTCAGATCCATTATGGGTGTTGCTAACTCTATATGCTTTTAATGATGCAATTTTTGTTACACTTCCCGTAGTACCTCCACCTTGCAACTCAAATGAAGCTTCTATACCTTGGTACGGTACGTTTTCTCCTGGTGTTGGTCCTTTAGATAATCTTAAAGTAAGTAGATTATATATTTGATTTCTAAAGAACTTATCATATGGTTGCTCTAATATTTCTGTTGGGGAAACTGAACTATACTCAAATAGTCCTGTAGTTTTTTCTATAAGTACTGCAGGAATTTTACTAGTTACATATGTAGTTTTACCAGTAAATGCGGAGTCTGGGGTAACGCATGTGTATATTCCTCCTGCGTTAGTAGACTTAGTAACTATTGCACTATTAACTGATAAGTTAGCACTAGTTCTTTCAAAAGTATAGATAGGATCAGTGGTTGTTGCAGATCCTCTTCCTTCCGCAAATATTGCATGATTAGTCAATGCCCCTACATAAAATCCTGAAGTACCTGATACATTAGCACTAGTATCTAACACTCTTAGTCCAGCAGTTCCTGGGGATGTATATGCAGAGCTTCCAGAAGTAAATGTTAATGAATACTGTGTTGTAGAGGTAGTATTGTATGTAGCAATTGTAGTAGTAAAATCTAACTCTCCCCCAAGTATTACATTACCTGCAGAAAAACTTAATCCATTAGCAGCCCCGATAGTTAAAAGAGCACTTAGTGATACATTAACCCATTGGCTAGTAGCTACTGAGTATTGTAAAAGATCTCCCCCACCTACAGAAGATAATGTTACATCTGATAGATCGTTTAAAGATTTTGTAATTGTATAACTTCTATCTGCTGATAAGTCTAGCGATGTTCCATCTATAGTTATAGTTCTACTTTGTGGGACATATGTAGTGGAGGCAGCAGTTGTTGTTAAATATCCTGCAAGTGCATGGTTTCCCCATCCAAATGCTGAATCCCAGTTAGCTGAGTTATCAGTTAGATAAGTAATTGTTCCTGCAGTAGACTTAACTATCCCTGTTCCTGAGAGAGCAGCTTGCTTACCATTAAACGTATTCCAATCAGTAGAACTTAAATATCCACTTTGTGAAGTTGTAGCTTGAAGAATAGATAGAGTTCTATCTGCACTTAAGTCTCCCCCACCTTGTAATGGGGTAGTGGTTCCTATAGTTCTTGTTGGGACAACTGCCCCAATACCTGCTGCAGTATAGTTAGGGATATTAAGTACGTTGCCTGAAAAAGTAGCAGCCCCACTATTACCTGTTGTCGTAAATGTTGAGATTCTTTGAGAGTAAGCTGTATCCCAATTAGTAGAGTTATTAGCTACGTATGATACTGTTCCTGCAGTAAGATTTACCAACCCAGTACCAGTTAAGGCAGCTTGGTAATCTGTCCCTGCCACAGCAGCTGATACTGCAGTTCCATTCCCCTTTAGTAACCCTGTTATTGTAGTAGATAAAGTAAGAGTTGGGTTGGTGGCATTTAAGTCTGATACCCCTGAGAAACCATTAGCAGTTGCAACAGATACCCCTGTTACTCCACCACCCCCTCCACCTGTACCGCTAATTGTAACTGTAACTATAGTTCCAGATACTGTTGCAGTTACTGGGGTTCCAACAAATTTAATTTGTGATGGGTTAGTGATTATTGAAGTAGTCTCATCGAATATCTCAAGAGCATTTTGTTTACTATTAAATGTAGTAAAATCTGCTGAAGCCAAGTATCCAGCTTGTGATCCTGTAGCAACTTGAATAGAAAATTGTCCTGTAGTATTGTTATAAGCTAGCGGACTTAGTGCTGACAAATCTGTTAGCCCGATAGCCCCTAAAGTAGTAAGTGTGTATAGCGGCTTACCTCCAGCAGTTACCCCATCCCCAATGTAGACTTGATAGGTATCTGTAGTATACAAAAACTCCCCTTGTTCGGGGGTTATTGATGTTCTGTCTGCTGATAAGCCTCTACGTATTCTAAGAGCCATTAGTTTCTATTAGTTTAAAAAGTTCCACAGTCTACAAGTACATTTTCATTAGGGGTGAGGAAAGCCCCACAGTCAATAAGCACATTAGAGTTTGTACTAACCCCACTACCAGTAGCAGTAGATGTTATTGTAGTTACCCCAGCATCATCGGTGGTAAGCGTTATCCCTGTACCAGCAGCAAAGAAGTCAGACAAATACTCAAATCTAAATGAGTCTTGCCTTTCATTATAAACCTTAGCTACAAGTACTTGGTTATGTCTTATATCATCAGCTCTAAATGCCTCCCCATAAATTGAAGAAGTATCTACATCTATAAGTTGCTTAAGACTAGTCTGTACCTTATTGATCTTTGAAAGCTTCATATCTATTAGTTCTTTTTAATATGAGCTTGTATCCTAAGATGTGTTTTTTCTTGCTCTGCAGCCATTATCCCCATCACTCCTCTCAACTCCTCATAGCTAATCTGGCAAATAAATTTCTCATCCTCATCAAGAAATTGTACTACTTTATCGTCTATGTAAACCAACATATAAGTAAGTGCCTCATCCCCCTCAGTAAATGGGGGTTGATATAGCCCTGCTTTAATGTTAGTTGCCATA